AAGTTTGCGGTGAACGATACGCCTTGAACGATAGCCGTTGGCGCGGGCGATTCCGTATGTCCGTCGCTGCCCGTAATCGTTTGAGCCACTCCGATCTGCATGTACGTTGTGTTATTAGTGGTCACCGTATGAACACCCGTGCTGCTGATCGCTTCCGTCGTTAGCGCGTTAACACCTACAGGCTGGAAAGGAAGAGTGCGGCTAGCTCCGATGCGCGTACCGATCATGTCTAACTGCGAACCGCTAGCTAGCGGCCCGAGAGCGGGATTCAGATTGAACTTACCCGGCATCGAACATAAGCAGAGCATTACGTCCATGAAGGGTTGCGCGCATAGAGCCGTGAACGCTTGCAGGTTGGGAGAGTTCGCATACTCCGAAGTCAATAGACTGAGATAGTATTGCAGCGGATTACTAGGCGAAGATGACGGTCCAGCCAGTCCACCGTAAGGACCGCTGCCGTAAGGACCACTGCCGTAAGGGTCACTGCTAGGCCCAGACGAACTTGAATTACAAGGAAAGCCGATGCTGCTCATTTACTGATCGAAACCTTTCAATGTAATCAAGACACACACAGGACCAGAAACATATGCCGTGTTCAATGTCGCTGTAAGCTCCCCTAACTGCGTACCCGCCACGTATGGAGTAATCGTCCCAATCGCAAGCCCGTTCGTATACGGATTGAATGTTGCCGTAGATATGCAGCCAATATTGAGGTATGCCGAAGTACCAGCCCAAGGTGCAGGCTCAATACTAGGCGCAGTCTTAGGCCCGATTGCGTTGTCGATTACCGTAATCGAAGTAGCGCTCGGGGGAAAGGCTGTCAGGATGTACGCTTGCCCGGAAGAAGGATTGGTCAGCGATCCATTAGTACATTGTTCCGTGCCGCCTGTGTTGTACGTGTAGCAATGAAATGGATCGTCAAGATGGTAAGTCAGGTATTCCTGAATCGTCTGACATCCAGCTACGCCAGAGCTAGAAATGCGTGACAGGCCGCCTACGATAGAGCCGGGAGCGCCGATGCTATAAGTAGCCGTAGCAGATTCGGTAGCCGCCGGAATCAGGCATCCGGTTAACTGATCGTCAATAACGTAGGTAGGAAAGTCCGGCCCAACCGTATCCGTATCGTTCAGTACGATAGAGCTAGAATTCGCCGCGCTCGATAGATAAACTAGAGCCGTCGCACCTGTTAGATTGCCTCCATTGATATTGGAGCCAACGATTCCCTTAACACCCGCGCCATCTCCCAACTCCATCGCATACTGACCCGCTCCTTCCATATGAGCCGCATTAATATGTGTTCCGGTTCCATCCTTGATATCTATCAGTACGTTAGGTTTTGTTCCGACGAATCCTGAATTAACCGTGCAAGTAACGTTTTCTAATTGCTTCGGACCCGCTTCGCCGATCACTCCCGTGTTGCCAAGTATGCAGAGCGCGGATGCAGTCGAGGTTTCGCCGCTCATCAGATAGAAATCTACACCCCTGACTTTATGGTTCTGCGAGCCCGGCCCGTTGCTTCCGCTTCCTATCGTAGAAGTAGTGCTGACGGAGTAATTCAATTCGTCTATGTAGTAGGTGATCGCTCCCCCTGAGGAATTAGCGTCTACCTGAAACTGAATGCCAACATTGTTTGTATCTGAACTGGTAGTGGTCGGTTGCGCGGTAAAACTCGTATGCGGAGTTCCGTCTACCGTAAGCTTGTCGTAGTACATGCAAGGATCGGTATTGCTGTTGCAAAGGTTAACGCCTAAAGCGTCATGGTGCGTATTCCATTGAACCGAATGCCAAGTCGCGGCTGTCCATGTACAGGGGACGGTCGTAGCAACCCAGGAAGACGTAAGCTGATTCCATATGTCCCATACCCCGCCAATGACGCACTGCGAACCCATCATGTAGCGGACGTTGGGGCTTCCGGCGAAATGAAACTGATCGAATTCTAGCGCTTGCACATTCGTTAGAGAAGGAATGTAGCCGGACCAATTACCCTGAAAGTAAGTCAGCGCATTATTCGCGCCGACCTTGTTGTAGGCTAGAACGTTTGTCGTGTCTCCCCCTCCGACAGTGGGAGCGGTGAATGCTAACTCCATTGAATGACCGTCTAAAGAAGGAGAAGTGACGCCGTTTGTCAGCGTAATCCCGGTAGCGCTTCCTGTACCTCCAGCGCAAGAGAGTCCGCAGGTAAGCCAGTTACCCGGCAGCGTTTGATCGTCCAAATTTGGATAAGTAGCAGCCGTATTCAGGTTCGCACAACCCCAGAGATAACCTATGCCGCCGTTCCCCCAGCCATGTCCCGAGACTTGTTCCGGCCCGCTTTCGTTCTCTTGCGCTACGCAGTTCGCTAACAGAATGATGCCGGAAATAGAAGACCCGTCTAGCGTGACATTCTTTAAGCGAGTATCGAAGGTAGGGTTAGCGGTGTAGTTCCAATCGGTCCCGTTATCACTCCATGCAACCATCGGCTCGTTTGAAGGAAAGGTTACCGAGCCGCAATATGACTGCCCGGTACAGGCTTTAATGATCGTTGCATCTTCATTGACGCCGAGAACGTCTGAGTGCGTCTGGAGCAGGATTGGAACTTGAGCGTAAATCGTTCCGATAGGCAGGTAGGTTACACCATAGAACGCTGAGACGTATCCGCTGGTAGAACAGGTGATTGGCCCCGTTACGGCAGACTGATTAAAGCCGCGCCCATCTAGAATAGCTAGCGGGTTCGCAGTCTTCGCCGCTTGCCAAGATACGCAGAAATCTGACGTTCCGTAGCTACTGATCGGAATCCCGTAATAGGGATTTCCGGTAGTAGAGCATGGAGCGCTGGCTACCCCGACTACACCGGAGTTCTCCTGCAAGCATTTCGTACCTGTCAGGCCGGATAAAGTCAGGTTGCCGGAAATGTTCAATCCCGGTATCGCGGTGATGCCGCTGAGCAGAGAATCGAGAGAGGCAAAGTTAGCATTCAGCAATGGACCCCAGGTATTCGACTGAGTTCCCGGTGTCGGGATATTGAAGTTTAGGTTAGGAGTTACTTGACCGAATGTATGCGACGCGCACACTAAAAGCACCAGTAGCGTTATCCGTCTCCTGTACAGTTGCCAAGCTCTAAGGGCACGGTCAATCTGCTGAGTTAAGGCTAGAGCACTCTTTCCCCTCTGGAGCGGATTGCGTATCGCCGCTTCCGTCTGAGCATACCCGAGGAGGATCGTAAGAGTTCCCAAGATCGCCTGTAACGTCAGTCCATGTTTTGTCAATTGGCACCTCCTTTCCGTCCTCATACAGAAGTCACTGATACATTCGCCGTTGAGCCTGTCGCAACCTGATAGAAATTAATAGGAATATCCGTGCTGGTAGATGGCGAAGCTGCGGTTCCTAAATACAAAGGGTTGCGGATGCTGATTGCCGGAATCGACGGATTGCTGTTGACGCTAGCCGCTGCCGCAATGACTTCCCCGTAACTGACTACTTCGCCAATGCCGAGAGTATTCAGGTATGCGGCAACAGCCGCTTGAATGGCCGCAATCTGCGCGCTTGACAGGGTTCCGCCTGCGACCGGATGAGCGTTTACACTGACGTAGATTGGAATCGTAGCGGGACGCAAGAAACTGACCGGAGTAACGATTCCCGAGTTTGGATCGGTTACGTCTACCGTGACTGTATTCGAAGTAGGCGAACCGGATATGTCTCCGTTCATTAAGACGCCAAGCCCGCGATTGTTATAGATCGCGGTCGCTACGGCGAGATTTGTTCCGCCAGCTACTACAAATGTGACAGAATGCGCGGGGTTGCCCCATGAGTCCGTTCCGCCCGTAAAGTTCTCGTAGCTGGGTGTCCCATTGCTTCCGAGAACCGGAGAATTGTTTATCCCTGTCACGCCGGGTGTAGCTAGAATCGCAGCAATCGTTCCGGCGCTGATCGTAATCGACGGCAGTTCAGTACTGACCGCCTGCCGTGTTCTGAGTGCCGCATCCGCTTCTACAGGCGTTCCAAGCGTAGGAACATTGCTGCCGTTCGTTACGCTAGTCCATCCTGCCGTCAGCCCTGAGTTTATGATCGTGAGTTGATTGGCGAGAGCATTCACTGCGCCTATCTGTTGCGCTTGCGCGGTAACGGTAACAGTTCCTCCCGAGCCGATTGTTGTAGCAGGGGGGAGATTCCATAAATCTCCGGTCACAGCATTTTGAACAACCCCGCCGTTCACTACCGTTCCCGCAGTACCGCTTAGGGTTACTAGACACGAAGAGAATGTAGGTACTAAGCGTTGCAATCCATTGAGCGCGACAACGAGCGATAACCCGCCACCTACCGCCGTTGTAGGAGAGGATTGGTTGTAGACGAGCAGAGCCAGATTATTTCCGTCCGAAGCGAGTAACGCAAGGATCGAGAGCATCTGAAAATCTGCTGAATCGTTCCCGAGATATACGTTCAATCCAAAAATGGACTGAAACCCGGAAACGATATAATTCAATATCTGCTGGTAGCTATTGATTACCAGTCCGCTAGTCCCTACATATGGCGGCGTGTAACTACCCATTCGGAAAGGCTCCAGAGGGCGGAGTAGGGGACACGCTCACGGGTATTGAACCGAACTGAGTATTGACTGTCGCGCCATAGGTGAATGCGCGTGTTACAGGATTAAACACAGCCTGTACATTACTGACTCCTCCCGCCGTTACGTATGGGGTTCCTTGGATTCGAGCGGTAATGATCGCCGCCATCTGATTCACTGCCGCTCCCGATTGCGCCGCGATACCTTGCCAGAGAGGTAAGCCGTCCGTCAGAGAGGCCCACCATTCGCCTAGGAACAGTTGCAGGCGCGTATTGATCGCCTGTTGTACTGCCTCTAGGTTACTCAGAAAATTCGCTTGCCCAAGTCCCCATTGCGGATCAGGTCCAGGATTCGGGATGATGATCGGGACTCCCGAGGTATGATTGTTGACGAAGTTCGCAGTGAATGACGGGAGTAGAGGGTTGTAGGCTAAAACTTCTACCGTTTCCTGATTCGCTCCCGTATCGACTTTCACGTTTGTTAGCGGCTGCAACGCCGTTGCTAGTTGAAGAACTACTTCGATCAGCCCTCCGCCTCCTGCTGGAGATGCGGTAATATTAATCACGCCTGTACTCTGTCCGAGAGCACGGTAGGTTATGAGAGGCGGAGAACTCATCGGTTACGACAGCCAGCCGAATCCGAATGCGAAATTGATGAACATCAAAAAGACTACTAGCACGCAAATCCAGAAGATGATTGACACCCACGGTTCCGTAACTCCAAGAGCAGGTAACGCTAGTCTCAGAATCTTGAACAGGATAGCTACTACAACGGCACAGGTAATCAGCCCTAGAAGTACCCAAATTGGTCCATCTTGCCCGAAGAATCCAATGTGGCGCTGACCTATCGGCATTGCGAGTAACATCATTGCCGGTATATTCATATTTACTCTCCTGTAGTCCAATTTTAGACAGGCGGTCCTGAATCTCCGCCGCCTGTAGTGACGCCGGAATGTACATGAGTCAGGAAGTTCTTACCATCAAGAGTTCCTGAATTGCTTATGTTTCCGTTTACTGTAAGATTTCCATTCACCGTAACTGTCGTAGCCGTCAAGGTAATCGCGCCAGCCTGAATTTGATAGATCGTAGTTCCGTTATCCGGCGTGATCGTTATTCCGCTCTCGCTTACAGTGATCTTTACCGTCCCATCGTCCGAGCGAATCTCTAGCGCTTCCGTGCTGTAGTTCATCAACTTGCGCGGTTGCGACCAACAAACAGGAAGAAATACTCCATCCGAGATATGATGTCGTCGGCGCTCTAGTTGACGATTCGCCGTTCCGCCTGACTGCCACCAAGAGTCAATACACATATCGTTGAAGAGTGCTATACCTTCATCTCCCGCCGTGAATGGAAGAGTAATCGCGAATCCGCCAGCGCGTAACGGACCTACTGGAAGATTGAGCAAGGGCGCGATGTTTGTTGGAGTAGGCACTCCGTTCTGGAGCATGTCCTCTTGAATCGCCACCTGCACGTCTACAGTCTGAGCATCTTCATCGAAGCCTTGAACGATTACCGGGACGGCTACGCGAAAGTCGCACTTCTCCTGATACATTAACTCGAAAACCCAAGCCCAAGGTTTTCCTAGTATCTGGCCTAGATTCTGAAATGAGGAGGGAGGAGTACTCACTGTGCTCCAGTAGAAGACTTTGGCGGTCCTACATATCCGTTAT